GGGCGCTTTTCAATGAATTCAATTCCATTTCCAAAAATAACGACGACGATTTTGTCGTTTTCAATAATGACTGCGAATCCGAATCTTTTATCAATCACTCCTCCAATACTTCCTCCAATACCATTAACTACAACAACGATAACCACGATAACAACGATATCGTCGACTTTGATGACATCTAATCGACATTTTATCGAATCTTATTATCGAAATATTTGTGTAGGTTAGCTTCGTACGGCGATGAACCCCGACATTTTAATGAAGGAATTTTACTTCAACATACCACTTACTACCGTTAAAATTATTTTCGCTGCTAACTCTTTGGTATTTATATCTATTAACGATGATACATTTGGCGGGAGCGAATCTTCTTTCTTATACAACGTCAAGACTGGAAACATTAGGTATCTGTCATTCAATTCTAATATATCTTCCTTTCTTAATTCTTTATACATTAATCCCATTTTTTTTAAATAATTTATTTGAATGTATAAATCTTTGGTCAATCGTTCTAAAAAAAAATAATCTATACCTGTATTTCCTATTGTAGTGATAGAAGCAGATGAACCTGAATTTTCTAACATTTCTAATCTATCGGCTAGTAAAATTACTGGTTGGTCAGTCGTTTTCGCTATATACAGAGTTATGAATGGTTCTATTGGTCCTATTGGTTCTATTGGTTCTATTGGTTCTATTGGTTCTATTGGTTGAATTGACTGTACGATATTTTCACCCGATGCTGATGATGTTATCATACTCCCCAATTTTTCGATTGCATTTGTTACTGGATTAAATATATAATCAACTAAATAACGATACGGGCGACTTACATTGTTTTCATTTTCGTTTTCATTCACATTATTTTGGAGCAAGCCGGAGCCATAAGGAACGTTAGGCGTAGGTGAGCTTCCTGTGGGTATGAACTCTGCAGACGTAGTCGAAGGAGTTTGTGCTGTATTTCCTACAGCGGTCAGTCCTAATAATTGAATATAATCGTAATTGTAAATATATTCTAACCGAATGTCGGGTTGAGTTGGAATTTTTATAATAATTTCGGTCTCAGTTTCGGAAACACTCACCATTTTTATTTTATTTATTATAAATATATATTATAAATAAAATATGTTTATCTAGATTTACAAACAAAACAAATCAAATTTATTTTCTAAAGTTCCTAACTTTATATATAAAGTAATCCGGCTCGCTCCATTATAACACGAATGTTGTATCCCATCGCCTCAGCAATTCTAAAGAAATGACCGGCAAACACGCGTGTGCTTCCCAAAAATATCTGCAAAACGCCCATTGAAAATTAAAATGATCAGGATACAAATGCGCAAATCGTGTAGCCAATACTTGCGAAACCTGTTTATTTAATAAATAATGATGTGATTTTGGCAAAACATACGCCAATTGAGTGTTTGACGAAAAGGGGCGATTATTTTTATCCGACGAATCAATAAATGTCATATCAAAATGCGGAATAAATGTATATAAATCCTTCAAAAGTGGTGGATAATGATAGTTGTATTTCCATTGCCAATGTGGACAATCGATTGTATAATATTTAAAAACCCATTCCAATCCCTCCAGATAATTCATACTAACCATTTTGCGCGTTTCGTCTGTATATTCGCAATGAAAAAGCGCCCGATAATAACGTTCCTCCCAATGCCGTTCTTGGGGACATATATATTTTTCTTCTGCGCGATAAATAACTGGTACACTCTGCAATGTTTGATCTTGTTCTTCGGGTGTACCGACTAGCCATGTGCGTTTATTCCATTTTTCGCGCAACGAATATTCGGAAATAAGAAAATCGTGCTCGCATTTTGCCAATTCACCAATAAAAAGCGATATCCATCGCCACTGTATTTTCCCCGTATCTTTCGCTATAAAGAATCGATCCGCATGATTACCTACTGTTTTTCGATACATTTCAAGCAATGATTGTATACCATTGGTTCGAATATTGAGAGAAGGAAAATGCGGCAAAAAATCATTTCCTAAGAAAAAACACAAAAAAACGTAATCGTAAATTCGCTGTTTATCTGGGTGCCCGCACTGCATTTCAGACAATATTGATGTCGACAATATACTGATATCCATAAAATACGGCATATTTTGCGCTTTATCGGACGGCGTTTCGAGAATGGGGATAGAACTTTTAATAAATTCCGGTGCCTCTCTAAAAATATACAAATTTTTAAATAATCTACAATGAAAAATGGAAAGCATTATTAAATCGGAATCAAGCCCATAAACTGCTGCAGTATCAGTCGGGTCAATCGATTGAGATCGTATATGATGAAACATTTTATGTTCTCCTTCGCCACATTCATTCGAAGTAGATACAATCATACGTTCTACATTGAATCGTTTTTCAGAACATTCAAAATATCTAGATACGCGAGTTGATAACAATTGCATAAAATTAGTTCCGGGTGTAATGTTTGACGTACTCCACTCATATCCGATTGTGCTCTTTTCAGCCCCATTGGATAAAGGAGTATGCGAATTTTTATATCGTCGATTGCGTTGTTGTTCCATTTTTGCAAAAGGTGCGACACCATCGAATGCGATAAATACTGTTTTTGTAGGCTTGATCAATTCGATATATTTTTGTATATTTTGGATAACTATTTCGACAATCTTTTCTTCCAAATCCGGTATAGTAGAATATAATTGTGGGTCGATTGAGCGAAATGCATCATAAATAATGGAATTACAATCCATATATAGATGCTGAAATGTAATACCATTTTTAAACAAAAAATGATAATTACGTATAATATTAGAATAATTTTTAATAATATACGAAAAATAGCTAGGAATTCCCATTATTATTATTTTTTTATCAGTTGATCAAATCGACTATTGTATATATGATAAATACAAAAACGTTTATATCATTTGAATATTATTATCGTAATAATTTATATCTATTATAAATACAAGGATTTATTTACACCAATGTCTTTAAAAAAAACAAAACTTTCGGAACAATCAACCACCAGTATTAAACGTGAATTACAGGGTATCGATAATTATGAATTAAAAAATGGCACAAACAGAGATGATACAAAGTTTAATGCAGATGCAATTATTCAGTTTGTTAATCAGAAGAAAGAAAATATTCATCATATTATCCAGCAAACAATAATATCCATACAAAATAAAAAACAGCTCGATATATTTAGTAATAGTGAGATCAATTTATGTGTTCATTCATTAACCGAACTTTTTAATCAAACATCAAACATTTTAGGGAAAAACATTAAAAATACGGATGAAATTGACAGTATAATCGATAAATTACAAATAATCACGAACAAATTGTTTGTTGTTATTGCTGGTTTTGGTACGCAAAAAATAGAAAATTTACTATATATTAGTTTTGGACCAGACGTTGTTCTTTGCGGAGACAATGATATTTTAATATCGAAATTCGATTTGATTAAACAGTATGTTTTACCCATAGGGTGCAATATGATTGTTAAAAAAGAATTACAAAACACGATTGTAAAATATAATAATTATGTTTGTTCTGATAAAATAACAGAAAACACTATTCCAATTGAGAATTTGGGCCAATTCGAGTGTTTAGATACAACCAGTCAAATAAATAAATCATTTTATAATACAATATACGGTATTAGAGTCGTTATTCATAATATAGATCAAAATAAAACAGTTGTAATAAACGGTATAATCGATGACATACCAATAGATTGTTTAATAACAAATAGGTATATTATTCATCGTAAAAATGAAATGTATCAATACATTGAACATCTTGAAAATATAGAGAAAAATGATAAGGATGTTATGATTAGAATGGTAAATTCATATAGTTTGAAGGATTTTCTAATATATAGCGACAATGACATACAAAAAAAACTTATATTATTAATGGTAGACGTGAATTTTGTCAAAAACAATCGAGTCGATATATTAATTAAAAAATTCATAGAAATGGATACCGTTTCCCAAAGACGCCTGTTGATACATTTACTCATTTATAATGTTGACAATGAGATTCAATATATATCATATTTATTGTATGATTTAATTACTCCATCATCTAGCGAAAATGGCGACTCGCAAGAACAAAAAATTATATATAATAGTTTTCCTTGGGCGATCAAAATGTTATTTAAAGATTCGATGAAATACACTATAAAATATACTCAAAATATTGTCAATAAATACGACGTGAATCGCGTTTCGTTAGAACAACAAATATTTTTAATGAGAGTATCGGAAAATATAAAGGATCGAGCAATGTCAAAACTAAAAGAAATCAAGGGCAAACCAGACGACCAAGGCAGTAAAGCAAAACAATATTTAGAAGGGTTGCTTAAAATTCCGTTTGGAATATTCAAAGAAGAGCCAATATTGAAATTAATCAACATATTAAATGATAAATTTGTTCAAAAAATATTATCTAAAACGAAGACAATTGAAAATGATAATTTAATTATAAAAAAAAACAAATATACGGTTGCTGAAATGATGCAACATCTACAAGAATATCTGAAAATAACAAAAATACCATTTTTAAAAGAAATAGAATCATTATTAAAACCTGTAAAAAAAACGGATTTAATAAAACTTATTCAAATTATAAATATCAATTTCCAAAAATATTTGACTACTTCGGCAACGGCGACTGGAGCGAGCCGGCTACCGAAGGTAAGCGTAGGTGAGCGACCTAACTCCGGAACTTTAGTGAAGGAATTTGAATTTATATCAACTGAAAATATCTCAACGAAATCGAAAATAGATATTAAAAATAGTATTTGCGCGTTTTTGGAAACAAACACATCAGCGACTGCATTGTGCGATTTTTTCGATACATTAAATGTAAATTCGAGTAGTTGCAATGATTATAAAGAAGGAATTATATTACAAACGGAATTAAACGGAGTAAAGACAACCATGGATTCAATTGTAGATATATTAGATAGTTCGATTTATGGACATTCTCACGCCAAGAATCAAATTTTAAAAATTATAGCCCAATGGATCAATGGAAAACAATCCGGTTATTGTTTTGGGTTTGAAGGATCGCCGGGAGTTGGAAAAACATCTTTGGCGAAACGCGGATTGGCGAAATGTTTAAACGACGAATTTGGTAAATCGCGACCATTTGCATTTATTGCATTAGGAGGTTCATGTAATGGTTCGACTTTAGAAGGGCATAACTATACATATGTGAATTCGAATTGGGGGAAAATCGTGGATACATTGATGGAGTCGAAATGTATGAATCCCATCATTTATATAGATGAATTGGACAAGGTAAGTAAGACGGAACAAGGCAAGGAAATAATCGGAATTCTTACGCATTTGATTGATACGACACAGAACGACGATTTCCAAGACAAATATTTCAGCGGGATACCGTTCAACCTATCAAAAGCGCTGTTTATATTTTCATACAACGATCCTGAACAAATCGACCGCATATTATTAGACCGAATCCATCGCATTAAATTTGATAATCTGTCTTCGTCTGATAAACTAGTCATAGTGAACAATTTTTTGTTGTCCGAAATAAACGAAAAGATGGGGTTTGAAAATGTGGTAGATTTATCAAATAATGTAATCAAACATATTATTGATATATACACGATGGAACCTGGTATTCGAAAATTAAAAGAAATTTTATTTGATTTATATGGGGAAATAAATATCGAACTATTGCAATTAAAAAACATAGAAACCTTAAAATTGCCGTTAAAAATAGAAATTGCTGATTTAGGAACAAAGTATTTGAAAAAATACAAAAAAATAACTGATAAAAAAATTCATTCGGAATCAAAAATAGGAATTATAAACGGATTATGGGCAAATGCATTAGGAAAAGGCGGAATCATACAAATAGAAACATCTTTTTTCCCATCCTCTTCATTTTTGGAGCTTAAATTAACAGGTTTGCAGGGCGATGTTATGAAAGAAAGTATGAATGTTGCAAAAACATTAGCGTGGTCTTTAACTTCAACAGAAATCCAGAAAAAAATGTTGAAAGTGTTTGATGATACAAGAAACCAAGGATTGCATATTCATTGTCCGGAAGGAGCCGTATCTAAAGACGGTCCATCTGCTGGTGCGGCCATTACGATTTCGATCTACAGTTTAATAAACAAATTACACATTAAAAACAATTTTGCGATTACCGGCGAGATTAATTTACAAGGTGAAATAACGGCGATCGGAGGGCTTGATTCGAAAATAATTGGCGGCATTCGTGCCGGAATTAAAACATTTATGTATCCCGAGTCAAACAAACCGGATTTCGATGAATATATGTTAAAATATGGTTCTGTTTCGGATTTAAGTGATATTGAATTTATTGCCGTTGCAAATATCCATGATGCATTGAAATGCGCATTAAAATAATTTTATCATAATTTTTAATATATGAATATATAAAGATATATTAAAATGAAGTTGAATATAGCTAACATATTATATTTATTTTTTCGATTAGCTCCATTTATCATTGTATGTTATTTTACAGTACAGTCAATATTTAATCAAGATTTAAAGGGATTAATATATTTAATTGGATTATTAGTTGCATGTACATCATCGATGATGATCGGTAATACGTTTACGCCACATCCGCAATCGTCTGATATAGCAGCAAATGCAAAATGTAATTTGTTAACTTTAGGTGAAAATGGAGCGATATCTAATTTTCCATTAAGTCAAACTGTTTTAGGGTATACACTTGCTTATTTATCGTATTTTATTGGAATTTATAAATTAGAAACCCAAAATATTGCAACATTTATTTTTTTTCCGATATTAGTTATAGCTGATATGATATGGAATACTATAAACAATTGTAGTTCGGGAGAATATATGTTAGCATCACTTATCATTGGTGGTATAATTGGCGCATTTTGGGCAATGATTATTGATTCGACACAAATGTCAAATCTGACATATTTTAGCGGCATAAGTAATAATGAAGTATGTAGTGTACCATCAAAAGGATTATATAAATGCAAATCGGTTAAAAAAAAGCCTAATGTATAATAATTCACCATATAATCTCATAATATATGATTAAACTCGTTTGTATCACATCATTTTATTCCATCTGTATATAATATAAATGGAATCAAACTCCTTCACTGAAGTTCCAGAGTTAGGTCCCTCACTTACGCTACCGGTCCGGCTCGCTTCAAAAACAAATATTGTTGTTTCAAGATTTAAAAAAAATGTTGATTTTGTTTACAAAATAAATAATAATGAAAATATAAATGTTATGATTTACGATAAAGAACAACCAAATAATCCATTGAACATTCCGGTGAATAAAGGTCAAGAAGCATCTGTATATTTAAAATATATTATAGATTATTATGATAACTTGCCTGATTTTACATTTTTTATACACGACGACGAATATGCTTGGCATCATTCTGGGTCAATCATTGATAAATACAATAAAGCTGTTAATAGTAATGAAATGTATTATAATATAAACGATAAGTGTTATTGGGATAAACCTGATTTAATAAAAAAATCTCATGGAGACAAAGTATATGATGATTTTATGTTATGGTATAATGATTATATTGAAAAATATATTCCAATTTCTAAAGTACCAAATAATAATGATTTTATTTATGGATATAATGGTTCAGCACAATTTTTAGTACATAAAGATTTAATAAGGAACTTACCCAAAGAATTTTATAAAAAAATATACGATTGGATTATAACAACAAATATATCAAATTATTTTAGTAGTAGGTATTTAGAATGGACATGGCATATTTTTTGGGTTATTTATCCCAAATATATAAAATGATATTTTATGATACAAAATGATCTCATAAAATATCAAACTTCTTCGATATGCGTCGCACATCTCCGGAGTTCACTCGCTCTCCTCCGCTGACGCTCCGGTTCGCTCCAAGCATAGCGAGCCAGAGGAATAAGGAACGTTGGTGTAGGTAAGCGACTAAACTCCAAACTCCTTCGACTATGTCTGCGGAGTTAGGTCGCTCACCTACACCTAACGGTTCCGGCTCGCTCCAACATTTTAATAAATATAAATAAATAAAGCTTAATATCCATAATAAAAATCATAAATTAAAATATTGAATATTAGCATTCAACCAGGTTTTTATAATTCCAATACTTCTAGTTCGATGGAAATTGTTCGCCGCCATTCGACTTGCAAAATTCTTCTGTTCATAATGCCCCATAAAATCGCGAATTATGTTTATAGTAATGGCATGTGAATATTTTGTATCAATTTCATTATAAGGAAATAAAGGGAAATTTTTTCTTTTGTTCACGCTGTTATGAAATTGGTATAGCATATTTTTCAAATCCGTTTTTGTGCGGATCGTATCGATATTAATTGCGTTCATATAAGAAGAAGCGTGATTGGCGCAATCAGGACACGGCAAATTATTGCAAATTAGTATGATTAAATTTACCAATTCTCTTAAAACGCTAGGACTGGCATCCGTTTTCAGTTTTTCAGCTAAAGTATGAAATAAAAACCATGTTGGTTGGCCCCATTTCATTTTTTTTGTGGATGCATTTTGCGCATTATTTACAATATTAATAGTGGGTGCTATAATTTCACGAGAATTGTGTGTGATATTTGGATTGCGGCCATATCTTGAAAATAAAACAGCTTGGTTATTCGTAGTATTATTATTCGTCGTATTATTCATCGCATTATTCATTTGACCTTGGTTATTTGCATAATGTGAACCATTCGTTCTTCTATTAGGGGTTAAATATTGTAATTGCATAGCTATTATATCGTTCGATAAAATTTTAATCCAAATTATGATATAAATATAATTTATTTACTATAATAAAACAATAAATTATAAAAGAATGGAAACAAAAGAACAATTATTAAAAACGGTGAAAGAATGGGTGAAAATAGACAATGAAATGCGAGAATTACAGAAAGCGTTGGTTTCTCGCAAAAACGAAAAGAAAAAAATATCTGCTAGTTTAATGGACGTTATGCATAAAAACGAAATAGATTGTTTTGATCTCAAGGATGGACAAATCGCATATACTAAAAAAAATGTTAAAAAACCTATTTCAAAAAAAATACTTCTAAATATATTGTCTACCTTTTATGCAAACGACCTTTCTAAAGCTACCGAATTGAATAACTTCATATTGGAAAATCGCGAGGAAACGGTGAAAGAAACGATTGTGCGTAAAATTGCAAAAGCCGATAAGGTTGATAACGTTTAATCCAAATCTGGAATTGTACATACACCGTTTATCTTAAGACATTTTGCGATTATTAGGGGATTCGATTTTCCTTCTAAAATATCCTCCGTTTTATAAACATTATTGAATTTATCAATATAATAAATGATTCCATTCACATCTTCGGCGAATACGTCCAATTTCTGAATTGTATCTTCGATGCTGAGTGTATTTGTTATCAATCCGTGTGGTGTACCCTTGGAATGAGTACCACAGAATTCGCATTCCACTTTCCTACGCCGCGTACACTGTTCGCCGTTTGCGCGTTTCGCAATACATCGATTCAAAACGGGGATAGAATTTTTCACACGCTTTCGTTTAATAAAATCGTCCCGTTGCAGCGTAAGGCGATTGTAATCATAAACGAATTCGACCATTTCGGCAATCTTTCGTTTATCTTCAAAATTTATTTCGGTTATTTTTTTTCGGATTTCATCTTTAAAATTGGTAACATATTCCTCTATTTTTTTATTCAATCGTTTCTCCATTTTATGATTAATTGTTTATTTTGGTGTATATTGTTTATTGTATATTGTATATTTTGCTGTATATTTTGCTATATATTTTGCTGTATATTTTGCTATATATTTTGGTGTATGATTATAATAAAAGTATATAAATACATTTATTTCAATTTTATAATATTATTTTTTTTGAATATAAAGAAAAAACATAATAAAGCCGTCAAAATACATAGAATATATTCGGGAATATTTTACTACATTCAAATGAAATTTATTCTCATTACTGGTTCCGCCGGATTTATCGGAACAAATCTATGCATCAGATTATTGGAAGACCCGAATAATTTCGTATATGGAGTTGATAATTATTTAACTTCTTTACCCAACGACTTCAATTGTATAAAACATCCCAGATATCAATTTATCAAATGCGATATAATAAGTGAAATAAATTTGTTGTCTAATATTGAACATATTGATGAAATATACAATTTGGCATCGATAGCGTCTCCTCCAAAATACAAAATGTATCCCATCGAAACATTAGATGTAAATATTATTGGAACTAGAAACGTATTGGATTTGGCAGTAAAACATCGTTCAAAATTTATTCTTACCTCTACATCGGAAGTATATGGAGATCCGCTGGAACATCCACAAAAAGAAACGTATTACGGCAATGTGAATACCGTAGGTGAGCGAAGTTGTTATGACGAAAGCAAACGATGTGCCGAAACATATGTATATGAATATCGCAAAAAAACGGGTATGGATTTGAAAATATGCAGAATATTCAATACATATGGTCCCTATATGGATATTAACGACGGACGCGTCATTACCAATTTCATTAAAAATATATTAATAAATAAACCAGTAGAAATTTGCGGAGACGGAAATCAAACACGAAGTTTTTGTTTCATCGATGATATGTTGAATGGATTAATGTTGCTGATGGCGTCGGACGAAGCAGGGCCAATGAATTTGGGTAATCCAAATACCGAATTCACATTAAATGAACTGCACACATTATTTGAAGAAATATTATGTATTACTATTTACAAAAAATATATCGGTTTAACGGAAAACGACCCGAAATGTCGGAAACCGGATATTACAATGGCGAATAAAAATATAGGATTTAATCCCACGTGCACATTAAAAGAGGGGATACGAAAAACATTTATGTTTTATGCATCAAGCAAATAACAGGGCTAGTTAATTCCAGGTTTCGTCTCGTATTTTTGTTCCCCCGTCATATGGAACCGCCAATTTTTTTTCAAGCATCCAATAAGACATATTTATACCATCGCAATATACATCTGCTAAAATGCGACCATATTTATCGTTGGCAATATTTGACAAATAAACAATTTTCCCAAATATTTCAGCGTGCAATGCATCGCGTGCTCGAATAGCTATTTGTTTTTCATTCGGGGTTTTGCCTTTTATTTCTGCACAATCAATTCCCAACATTCTTACCGAAAATCGATAAATGGGAGATGAGTCATATGGTAATTTGGCAGCGATGGTAATCGTATCACCATCATATACTTTTACAACCTTTCCGCAATAAACAGGAAAAGTGAACGGAACTGTATCGGATAGAGTTATATTTTCCAAATAGGCGATTCGTTTTTCTGTATTTACATTTTTTTGTTCTACGCGTTGATGAACATTTTGAACTCCTTCGATCCCTCCAGGGACTACGGAGTGCAGTTGTTTATTTATATTTAACGGCTCCGGCTCGTTCCAAACGGTACGCATTGAAAAACAACAATATTTAGATAACAAAGATCGGATCATTTTATTATTTTGGAATGTTGGTACGTATTTTTATTTGTTATTTATTTTGAAATAAATAAAAAATCAATTTTATCCGTTTAATTTATCCATTTGATTTATCCGTTTGATTTTACATCATTTAGAATTTTTTGTAAACTCGTTGGAACAAATCTTGAGCGTCGACACACGCTTCGCGCAAATATTGTTTCACCAAATTTTTATCCGATTTATTGGCAAATGCAAGGCGAACGGTACTTTCGGTATGATGAGGATGAAATTTCTTAAATCCGCAAAACGACAGTGTTTTTTCCTTCACATAAAATTTTTCGTATAAAATATATTCCAACACTTTACCAATGGTATAATCTTCGTTTTCCAGCATTATATCATAACAATTATCCATTGTCGTTTCGCTGTTCAAAATAGGTACAATATCCGAATCAAGCGCCTGTATCATATCAATAAATTTATTCTGCAAAACGGCGCACGCCTTTTGAACCAATTCTTTATTATCGAATACACCAACCGATTGTATGACAAAATCAAAACTGTTTTCGATGAATTGGCGCTGAGCATCTAACATATAATAATTTCGTTTGTTAAATTCAATTTCCTCTTTAGACAATCCTTCCGCCGCCAATTTCGAACTTTGTTCTTCCCAATTTTGAGTAATTTTTGGAAGATCGGGTGTATTACCATACGCACACTTGGAAACTACATTAAACATACTGTTTGTTTTCGCAGTACTAATCGAAAATTCAGCGGTTAAATTTAATTTTTCGCCTGGAATAGTATCGCTAATCTTGGGTCTCAATCGGGCAAAATCAATAAACGATCCTGTTTTTTTATTCGGAGGAAATATTGCGCGCGTCTCCTCTTTTGTTAAATAATTACCATTGGCCTTGTTGCGAATTCGAAAGATCTCGGTAGTAACATACATTATATTATCAGTATCGTTTGTTGCGTCTAATTCCAGAATATATTTTTCAGGAAGCAAATCCAATTCTTTTATATGAATCGGAATACAACTTAATCGTTGTTTTAGTATTTCATTATGCAAACGCCCAGTGTTGGTCGTAATAGTGCATTGATTTTCGGTATGTATTTCGGTATGTATTACGACGGTTGGAATATCGGATAATATTGTGCGACGGATTGCATTTGCAAAACTTACGTTTATATCGGATATAGTGAACTTGTATATATCGCCCTCTTCTGCTA